TCCTCTTCCAAAAGATGTAACACCTATAGAGTCAAATGATGCTAACGGGTCTATTTTAATAGACTGTGGGAAAAGAATTCTGGGATTAAGTGTTGGATCTGATGGTAAATTAAACCCAATGTCATCAAAAGATATGCTCTTAACAGAACCAATACTTGAACTCTTTGCTTCTAAAATAGCACCAGTTCCAGAAACAGTCGCCACTGTAGTTATGCCTGGAAGTGAATAATAGTTACTTCCTTGATTGGTGAGTTCAATTTTTGATATAGGACCGTATGTATGAGTACAATCAGTATCATATGTGATTAATGATGTTGTTGTATCATAAGAAGACTGTTCTGGAATTTCTGCAACAGAATAAGTAAAACTAGTAGCTGTTGCTACTTTGATACTGTGAGTGCCGTTATAAAAACTCTCTCTTGATAAAAGAGTATTTCCAGAAATAACTTCACTATCAGAAACTATTTCTGATTTTACTGCGGGAAGAAAACTTTCATAAATTGGAGTCAAATTATAGTAAAGTTCACGTGGAGTGTTTTCATTTACAACTAACTCTGCCTTTGCACCAGATGTTCCAACAACTCCTTGTCTAGATAATTCAAATGCTGCACTCTCTTTTGATTTTTCCCATTCTTTCGTAAAGTTTTTGTCAACGTACAAATTAAATTTAAATGCAGGATAAGATGATCCTTGTCTTGTATATGACAATGAAGAGTCTGAAAGATCAAAAGTTACCGTAGAATTTTTATAAAGATTTATCGATGGTGCTATTGGATTAATAGTTCCTGAAGATGCACTAGATATTTCTACAATAATTGGATTCGATAGAGTAGATTCATAATAAGTGTTAGACAATTTAATAATATTATCATCAACTTTTACAACATAATATACTCCGTTATCTGAAAGACCTGCAGAAGGTGACTCTGATGTATGAATTACTTTATCACCTGTTTTAAATCCATGAGAATTAATTGTTATCTCATTTGTTGTAGTGTTGACATCTGTGTCTAAAAATTCTACAGGATTTACAATTAATCTTCTATTAAAATCATTATAAGTTAATGTTACAGTATCCGTGTTTTGTGGACTCACATTAACAAAAATATTATGAGGTGAACTTAATCCATGAGTTTCTGCAGTAGAAACAGTAACTAAGTTTCTTCTTATACTTCCAGTAATTACATCATAGTTTGTTTTAAAACTATGAGTATCTCCAGTTCCAACACTTCTAAAGAATAATGTAGTTGAATCAGAATTTTCGAGACCAACAAATGTTCCTGTTGTTCCAAGACCAACTCTAACAGTTGCAATGCCAATAAGGTCATCACTAATCTTTGCAACAAACAAGTTCGCACCATCTGCGAGAGTATTTCCAACTCCAGTATTAGTTTCGTCTTCTACAATTATTCCAGAACCCTTAGCAGATCCTATACCAGTGAAATACGTTATTTGATCACCAGTTTTTAAATTATGCCCCGGAAGGTATATTGCTTTAGTTTGGACAAATACTGAGGTTGCGCCAGCACCTGAATTTGAAAATGAAATCGTTGTTCCAATTCCAACTCCAGCAACTGTTCCTAATGCTACAGATTCTGCAGGATCGAAGTAAATTTGTTTATTTAACGGATAAGAGTAATCAGTTTTAAACCCAGAATTGATTGTTAATTTTCTAGGAACTTCATGAATAAACTTTCCTATCGTATGTGTAGATCCAACAGTATTATCAAATTCTCTTAAAACTCTAATTCTAGAATTTAAAGGATCAATATTCAAAACTTTAATTTTTTCTGATCCTACAATTAAAACATCATTTTCTCTAATATTAGGATAACTTAAGTCACCAGAAACTCTAAAGTAAGTTACGATTCCAGTTACATTAGTGTTGCCAATAGCAACTCCTGTGGTTCCTGCTCCAACAATTGTTAATGTATTTGTTCCTATGCCAGCATTATAAAATCCTTCAAGACCAGACGAAGTTGTAGATAATCCTGAAATTGAAATAGTATCAAAATGTTCAAAGTTATGAGTATTGTCCGAGAATAATAAATATTCTCCTTTTGCCTGTCCTGGATATATTTCAACTCCTTGAATTACACTCGAAGCAACACTTATGTTATTAACTGACCTTCCTTTTATACGAGTTACTTTTGCTCTTACACCCTGACCTTGAGTGTCGTCATCATTAAATACAAGAGTTTCATTAACTCTATATTCAAATCCACCTGTAACAATACCAATATTATCAACATTTCCAAATGAAGTTGCAGTAATAGTTGCAGTTTGATTTAACTTATTTGGAACATAAAAATATGAATATTCAATGTCATCTTCAATAACATTTAAAGGTTGTGTATTTCTACGCCAATCATTAGAAATATCAAAAGAATCGCAATTTGACTGAGGATTAAAATTAAATCCATCAGGAACACCTTTGTAATTATTACCAATTACATAAGGAAAGACTGGTCTACGGTAGCTATCAAACTTATCACCTGGCCCAGATAATTCATTATTAATTGTAGTAAAATATGCATATGTTCCTTTTGGAAAATCTGGAGTTACACAAAATCTTCCATTATTTTCATCAAGAACAGTATCATCAGTTTTTTCTTCATGTATATAATCTTCGACAAAAAATCCTTGTTTGAAAATAGAAGTGGGTGGTCTATTATCTTTAGTAGCGAG